CATGCCAAATCTGCGGATAACGATGTGCTGGATGCGGACGCCTACGGGCCTGAAACCCATAACCGGCCCGGCGAGGTAGATGTGTACGTGCTCTCGCGCACAGGGAACGGTCAGGCAGGACTCATTCTTATTGAAACTGTCATGAACACACTGAGCGCGGATGAAGTCAGGCCGCTCACCGATTTTGTCAGTGTGAAGAGTGCCAGTATCGCCAGCTATACCGTTAAGGCTGAACTCGAAATACCAGACGGTCCGGATGCACAGACGGTACTGGAAAACGCGATAAGTACGCTGACGAGCTACACACAGCTTTCCCATCGTATTAATGCCATCGTACCGCTTTCCGCGATTTACTCAGCACTTCAGCAGCCCGGCGTATCCAGAGTTAAGTTGCTCAGCCCGACGGCTGATCTGGAAGCGGCAGCAGGACAGGCCCCGTGGTGCAGCGCGATAAACGTCACCCGTAAAGGAGGAGTGAGTGGATAAATTTCGATCTCTGCTTCCACCTTCAGCTATTCACCCGGAACGGGCGCAGGAGCAGGCAAGCACAGAGCTGATCGCGGCGCTGGATAATGACATGGTACGTAAGGTGAAAAATCCTGATACCTGTCCCGCACATTTGCTGCCATGGCTGGCCTGGGAATTCGCGGTGGATTCATGGGAGGAGGCCTGGACTGAGGAAGAAAAAAGGCAGGTGATCAGGGATGCCGCTTATGTCCATCAGCACCGGGGCACCGCCGGGGCGGTCAGGCGGTCGCTGAGTGCCGTCAGCCTCCCGACCACCGTGATTGAGTGGTGGGAGGATACACCGCGCAAGGATCCCTACACCTTCCGCGTGGAGGTTTACAGCTTACAGGCTGTTGACGAAGCGCTTTACCAGCGCATACGGCGCCAGGTCGATAAAGCCAAAAACCTCCGCAGCCTGTTGACCACTATCGATGTGATCGCCGATCTGGGTGCGAAGGGAACTTATTATGCCGGCGGTGCTGTTACCGCCTGGATTGACGTTGTTATTGAGGCCGGAGAATAACCATGGCTGAGAAGTATTACAGCATTCTGACAAACCGGGGCAAGGAGCTGGAGACGCAATCCTCTGCAACCGGGAAGCCCGTCATCATCAAAGATTTTGTTGTGGGGGACGGGAATGGGCAGGCCGTTAAACCGGATCCTGCGCAGACGAAGCTGGTGCGTGAGGTATATCGCAGCGCAATTTCTGCACTACAGGTTTCTCCGGATCAGGCGAACCAGTTTTTTGCTCAGCTGGTACTTCCGGTTGCCGTTGGTGGATTCGTAGTCAGGGAAGTTGGCCTGCTGACAGATGCAGGCGAACTGTATTCTGTTGCGAACTGTGCTGCCATTGAAAAGCCTGAAAACGGTGTCAGCGTCAGTTTGCAATTCCGTCTTGCGGTATCTGATGCGGCAAACGTAGAGCTCAAAGTAGCGACCGGAGATGGTCTGTTCCTGCGCATTGATAAAAACCTTTCTGAAATAGCGGCGAGAGGGGAGGCTGCACAAAAAGGGGCTCGCGAAGCCATAGGCGTTTATGATGCGACAAGCTCACGTAAAGGACTTGTGCAGCTCAGTAGCGAAACCGACAGCTCGTCAGAGACGCTGGCTGCGACACCGAAAGCTGTCAGAGAAGCCGCTAAGGAGATCAAGGACGCGCTGGGAACGTCCGCATCTAAAGACGTCGTCACATCAAAAACAGATGCAACTGCTGGCCGCGTGCCGGTTGTAGGCTGGATGGGATTAGGTGGATATGGTTCGGACATTCTGCTTTCTGCTGCTGATGCCAGAAAACCTCTGCGGAATGGCTTCTACGGCGTGCAGTCGGAGCCGACATATGGAAATGCTGCCCTGATTAGTTTTGGCTATGACTCAGGCTCTCAGGTGCACCTTATTGCAAAACAAGGCGGCCAGGCGCCGTTAATCGGGCTGGCAGGCTCTACGCCACAAGGCGTTTTCGGTGACTGGGGAAAAATATACACAGAGTTTCAGAAGCCCACCGCGACTGAAGTCGGTGCTGTTCCATATCGTTCTGCGCTTGGTACAGTCGATTTAAATACAGTCAGAGGTACGCAGTACGGGCGGTTTAATCAGGCATTAACCGCTAATGCCACTACTGCGAGGAATTACCCCATTACTGAAGCCGGCGAACTGGATGTTCATCAGACCAGTGCAAATGGAGCGGAGGCCTGCGTACAGGAATATCGTACTTTCAGTTCTCGTCGTGTTTTCCTTCGATCTTATAACCCGGCAGATAACACGTGGACAGAATGGTGTGAGTTTTATACAACAGCCAAAAAACCAACCGCGACGGAGGTTGGAGCGCTGCCTGTTACGGGTGGGACCGTTACGGGTAATGTGGTTGCGAATGGTTATGTGCGTGCAGGTAATACTCGCAAGCTTGAAGTCAGTTCTTCAAATACATCCACCCTTGATGGGATAATTAATCTTTGGGGTAATGCTGACCGACCGACAGTATTAGAATTTAAAGATGCGACGGGATACCACTTTTATTCGCAACGTAATGTAAATGGTTCCATATCGTTCAATTTTAATGGTGCAGCAGAAGTCCGGGGGGCAATTTCCGCTCATGGTGAAATTGTTTCAAGAGCTGCGAATGGCCTGCGTATCGCCTACGGTAATTTTGGCGCATTCTGGCGAAATGATGGCACAACGCTTTATTTGATGTTAACAAACTCTGGCGATTCGCTGGGTAATTACAACTCACTTCGCCCGCTGTATGTGAATCTAACCACGGGCGCCCTTCAGTCAGGAACGCCGCTATCGGTTTACAACACAATCACTGCAAGCGAACAAATTACCGCAGGCAAAGAAATGGTGGCAGGTTATTCCGGCCCCTACGCCTGGGCTGAACAGTACAAATCGAAAGCGCCATTTTTTAACTCGTATTCGACTACCAACCCGAGTGAGTATCATCCGGTTATTAAACAGCAGGCAACCGTTACTGGTAAGAACTCCTGGGCATTTTCAATGGGGACGCTAGTTAGCGGAGATGTTCTTTCGTGGCACCTGCATATGAAGGGAAGTGGCTCGCAGGATATTAATTTCAAATGGGACACTAACGGCAACTTTAACGCGCCGGGCCAGGTGAATCCGGGAAGTTATGCCAATTTTGATAACCGTTATTACACCAAAACACAATCAGATGCGGGGTATATGCCAAAAACAGGCGCGTACACCAAAGCTGAGAGTGATGGGCGTTTTCAGCCTAAAGGCAGCTACACCCCTGCGGGGCAGGCTTACACGAAGGCGGAAAGCGATGCACGGTACAACCTCAAAAATACCGCAACCAAATCAGCCAATGCCATGACGCATAAAGATGCTTCAACAGGTGTTATGGAAGTAGTTATGAGTAATATAAACGTTCCAAGCAAAACAAATGTTAACGTGACATTTCCTGCGGCTTTTCCAAATGCATGTGTAGGGGTTGTAATTACATATAATGGGGCAGGGCATGGGTCTGGCGATGATTCGGCAATTTATGTTCCGTCTTATTCACGTACAGGATGCACATTATATGCTCATAACGCCGATGGCAAATTTATGCTAATTGCTAAAGGATATTGAAATGAAGATTTATTTTAGCCCTAGCGAAATTGGTTTTTATCATGAATCAGATAAACAAGCTTATTTACTAGCAGGTACGTGGCCGAATGATTTACTTGAAATTTCGGAGAAGTGGTTCCTGTATCTGTTGGAAGGTCAACAGAAAGGTAAGGTAATCACTGTAAATGATTACGATCAGCCTGTCCTTGTAGACCCGCCAACCGCCACTAAAGAGCAGCTCCTTGCCGAGGCTGATGCTCAGAAAGAAGCGCTCATGAACTCAGCCACTGCCGTAATTGAACCATTGAAAGATGCCGTTGAGTTGGGCATGTCAACAGATGAAGAGGAAGATTTACTGTTGGCATGGCAGCAATATAGGGTGCTGTTGATGCGGGTTGATACATCGCATGCACCAGATATCGAGTGGCCTGTATTGCCAGTATGATAATCAGGAATGCTTAAATTTTAATATTAACTTCTTCTCATTGTAGGCAACAGTGTTGTCCGGAATGTCTTTATTAACAAAAGTCATTGCGCCTATCGTGACATTGCTGCCTATAGTGAGATTGTTACTGATAATCGAGGTCCCAACTCCCAGATCAACGTTATCACCTATTGTTATCCTTGGGCTGGAGTTTTCATTCTTTACCCCTCCACCAATGCCAATGGTACAGTTATGTCTTATTTTGAAATTTCGTCCGATAATTACACATCCGTTTATAACAACTGATGTGAAGTGAGTTATATGAAGACCAGGTGCAATTGTAGCTGGCAGCTGTATCTCAGTGTTGTACTTTTGGATAAGTTTTCTATTAATTCTTCTGGCCAATTGTTTTTTCCATTTGGCATCAGAACTATAAAGATAAGAAGCAATTCGCCACCAAAAATTAAAGCGTCTCTCAGGGCACTTTAATGCTTTATGAAAAACACGCGTCCATGAGAATTTCTTGTCGCTTTTCATTACTTCAGCTTGTAAGCACTCACGTAAATGGCGTTTTGATAGTTGATTACTCATTTTGAAATTCTCATTTTCACTTTTTCTGACTGGATCCGCGAATACATAGAGGGCACGTTCGCTAAAAGCCTCTTTCGAGGCTTATCGTTTTTCTCGTCCAATTACTTTATCTGCCGCGACACGAGACAGGAAGCCAGACCGACTGCCGTATTCTGGATGCGCGGCCACAAACTGATCGATACGGCGGATCAGCAATGAGGGAAGCGTCACATTGATTTTTTCCGCTTTTCCCATCAGGCGTGTTATATCCACGTCTACCAGTGCCCATACCGCACCGGCGTATTCCGGATCAGATAGCCAGTTTTCGACTGTAGTAGCTTGGGGAACGGTCTCGCCATCTTCAACCAGTAATTCGATGTGTGCCTCGATCGCTTCACGTACGCTTTCAATCGCGTCCTGATAATCATCACCACCAGAGAAGCAGCCAGGAATATCAGGTACGCGAACGCCGAAGGATGAATCGCCTTTATCAATAGCAACAGGGTACAACATGTAAACCTCCAGTAGGGGAGCTTAGAGCCCCGCCTGTTTTTTGATGCTTTTCAGTGTTGGTAACGGTATGTCTTTCTGTGGATGCTTTACCGTTACCAGCCCCTTTTTCGTTGGGTGTTTGAACTGGTGATGACTGCCTTTAACTCTCACCAGATACCACCCATCGGCTTCTATCATTGCTATTGCATTCCTGCTATCCATCCTCCGGCTCTCTGTGTTGTCTTGATGGGGTTATAATAACCCTATGTTTGGATAGCGTCAATGTTTTTTGGGGTTATAGGGGTTATTAAGTGTGAGTTAGGCAGTAGTGCATTGCTGGCAGCATTTCACCCTATGAACATTGTAGAGATACTAGCAAAAAGGAATTTTATCAATAACTTATCCACGGATAATAATTGATAGATAATAACTATATTGAACATTTTCATCTTCAAAATACACTGTATATAAATACAGTGTTATGTGAGGTGATGATGCCACGCACAGCAGACATACATGCCGCCTTTATCGCGGCAATAGAGCTTAACCCAAAGGGTTACCGCTATCTGAGAACAGATAGCTTCATTCAGAAGTTAAGGGGCTTAAACTGGCATTTTACCCGGGCCGATGCAAATTCGTGGATAGAGCGCAACCAGCCAGGCTTCGCTGACAAGACGAATGACGGTAGCGACAACCGTTACTGGATCCTGCGCAACATGGGGAGAATTCACTGATGGGATTTCCTTCACCAGCTACGGACTACGTTGAGCGCCAGCTCACTCCCGAAGCATTGTGCAACATGGGTGCCGATAGCAGGGTGCTCGAAACTGATTTGGGGTTTGCGGTTATTGAACCTGTAGTGAAGAAGACACTTGGAGATGTGTTGTTAATTCTTTGCGATGGTCACACACAATTTGCCAAGCTGATGGGCAGGACGCTCATAACTGATGATGGAGAGGCGATAGAGGGTGCAGCGCTGGAGCAGATTGAAGTGCTGGGCCGGGTGACGTTCTTCATCAATCGTGCAATAGACGATGGGCTACCGATATGAATACGCAGTATATGAAATCGGCTCGATTAGTTCCGGCCCCTGATTCTTCACATTCCCCACTGCGCGAGTAACGGCGTGCCAGATAAACTTGTCGGCGGGCACTGCACCGTCGGCAATTATCTCTTCTGCTTCTTTCCCGCCTATATCCTGGCGCATCCACTCCCGGGCCGCTTCTGGTGACAAAACAAGGGGCCGGCGGTCGTGAATGTCGACCAGACCTTTATCCGCTGCCGATGTAACAATGAGAAAACCTTCTGCATTATCGCCCCGCTCAAACGGTGTGCTGCCAATCGCTGCCATAAAAATCGGCTGGCCGTTGGTGCGGTGAATGAAGTAGGGCTGTTTCTTTTCGCCGTCCTTCTTCCATTCGAACCACCCATCCGCAAAACATATAGCCCGGCCATGCTGCCAAAGCGGTTTAAACATTCTGCTGGTGGCAGCCGTCTCGACACGCGCGTTAATCAGTGGCGGTTTATCCCACCACCCCGGTGCGTAACCCCAGAACACCGGATCGAGGTGTAATTGCTCGTCGCGTTCGCTCAGTAGCAGGACCTTGGTACCGGGTGCGACGTTGAATCGGCCAATAGGTTCCGGGTCATACACGATGTCACGATCGGCTTCATCGGCCAGATATGCCAGATATTCTTCACGGGTTTGGGCTTGTGCAAAACGACCACACATACGGACCTCCACTTAGACTATAAGAGAGAGGAAAATTAAGACAGGAGAATGTCTTGGTGGGCAAAAAGTAAAAAACCCGGCATGTGCCGGGTTTTGCTTAATCAAAAACGTCAAGCAGCTTTGCGGTTCGTGTCAGCAAGCATAGCTTGTTTGCGGACTTCCATTTCTGCAACGATTTCGTTAAGACGTTTAGCCAGTCTAAGCATTTCAGCCATAGTTTGGAGTTTGTTCATATGCATACGCCTCCGGGGTGCCTCGTTATGTCATCCAAAGTTACTTAAAAATCATAGCTCCTTTAAGGATTTTGGAGCTTTGTGCGCACAGTTCCGGATTTTTCTGTTTAATCTCGCGGATCATAATCTGTGCAGTCAAGAGAACGTGCTGTAAGTCCAGTGCGTCAAACTCTTTAGCCTTAGCGTCAAGTTTGAGAATGATGTCATGTAGCTCATCAAGTGATGGGTCTACAAGCTCGTTTAGCTTTTCAATACCAAGCTCTTCAAAGCTTAAGACAACAAAATCGATTAATGATTTCACTGCAACTTGAATACTGTACAGTTGCTTCTCTTCCAAGGACGCTTCTGCACCGGCTACTTTTACAGCATTACTGAAATCATGGGTCAC